GCAAACCTTCCTTTGTCTCCAATGTAATAGTTGCGGTACGCCCTGATAACATTGATACTTTTGTATTCGTCAGGCATACATTGCGGCGGGTCTTCCCAGCCTACTGAGCGTAGCTCGTATGGTAGTTGCATTAGATTACAAACAATACCCTTTCGTTCTGTTGCATGAATTTTATTATACCTTTTAGTGTACTCACGGCAGGTGTGAGACAGCAGTCTATACAACCAGCGGTAATGGTGCATACTCTGCCTTGCCCACACCGCTGACGGGTGGTTCTTGTGCGTTGACTTATAACATTCGATTGCTGGCACACCGTCAAGTTCATGGTGTGCTGTGGATAGTAGCTGTGCATACTCAAGAATCATCTTGACAACATGCTTGTCGCAATGATATGCTGCACAAACTTGCGGGTCGTTGTGTAAGTAAAAGATATTCATCAGTCTGTCTCCTCTAAAGATTCAAGAATGTCTTTCATCTGAAAGCCAAGACGAACAAGTCCTTCGACATATTCATCCTTGCTTATTACTTTATCGTCATAGAGAGTGCACATTCTATCTACCTTTCTCTGCCAAAACTCATCGACCGGAACGATGTTGTCCTCATTCTTGGTCATATACTTTTCCGTTCTTTTCTTCCCACCGCTCACAGTAGGCAATGTACTCTGCCTTGCACCGGAGAGGCGAAAAGAACCAGCGAGGCAGACGCTCATAACGTCTCTCGTATTCTTCTCTCCACTCAGAAAACGTCATCATCTTTTAAGTCTCCTCATATAATAACTGCATAGCATAAGCATCATACCATACAATAGAACACAAACTGAAAGCCAATGTTCCTGCACTGATTCGTTGTAATATGTGCCATGCAAACCTGCAATGGCACACATTACACCAACAGCCAACAGAAACTTAGCCATCTACTACACCAGTGTAGTCTGTGGATAACTGGATACGACTCTCCTCTCCGTATCCATCTTTGTAGAGGGTTGCAATTTCCTGCTCATTGCCATCCTCATCGACGGCAACGACGCTCACGGTGTGGAAATACTTTTCCTTTACCCTGTCAGTTTTGAAAGTGTTCTGCTTCAATACAAGTTGAGACACACCGAAAACATATGTTGGTCCAACTCTCATTGTCTTACTCCTTTCCTTTTTTCTTTTCGATACGGAAGATTTCTCGCTTGTAGTCACCCACATTGGCGAGGTAGTTAAACTTATGACGTGACCGTTTGAGATTGTCAAGGAATTTTTCAAAGTCAAACGTGCTATTCTCCAACGCTTCGAGCAAAGCACCATGAAACTGTTGCTTACCAATAACATTATGTTCAAAGGTAGGATTGGTTGCACACCTCTGCATTCGTTTGATCTTGGACAGTCTATCTTTGACATGCTCCTCATTGAAGGAATCATATCTTAACTTGCCCTCTTTAAAATTCCAACTACCACTTTTGTAGCTGGATGTTTTATTAAAGATTGCAATAAGAATACTATGAGACACAGTGTATTCTGACTTGTATCTCTTGTAGATATTGTATACGTCTGCTGTTTCAGGACGCTGCGACCAGTAGTTTGCAAAGTCTTCCAGTGTCCAGTTGCGTTGGTGTGTGTTCATGTTGATGAGGTTCATGTCATTGTGACTGTGATCAATCATGATGAAGAAAGGTTTTGACAACATCTTTGCTACCTCATATCTATGTTGTCCATCGACAATGACAAGAGACTCACCATCTTCTCGCACTACGATTGGTCGTAAACGTAGCACATCATTACGCTCGACAGACTTTTTCAATCTGTCCACGTTAGTGTAGTTTATGTCACGATTACCATGCACACCTTGCAAAGTATGGTATAAGTCATCGCTTGGATTTACTTTGTAAATCATGTTCTCTACTTTCAAATTCTTCGTTATGTTCTTTGACATGACTGGTCCTTTAGTTGAGTTGGTCTTCCCAATACATCTCAGCAACCATCTGACGTTCCTCGTCATACAAGTGTTGCCAAGGTTTATGGTCAAAGTATTTAGCGTCAATACTTTGATACCATTCTCTTATCTCTTGATCTACGATCTTTTCCCATGAACTTATCATGTTCGTATTCCTTTAGTTGGATGTAACATGTAGGACAATACAGATTGTCCTGCTCAATGATGATTGCCACATCTTTGCAGACATGGCAATCATCTTCGATGTAGTTTCTGTCTTTTGTGGACATACCCTTTCACTTACATTGTAATTGAAACTAGCGCGGTGTGTTACCGCTCATCTTTTGGCAGAAGGTATTGGTAACAGTGTTGGTATTGATAGCGAGCAATCCATCCAGCTTGCCCGTCATCTTGCTAATGTGTACGCCTTTACGCTTGGCATGACTTACCATAACAGGCTTGCCGGGATTGACAGTCTTACGCTTCTTGTCACCGTACAAGTCTGATTTCTTTACAGCTTCTACAATGATGGGAGTAGTACCCGGAGTGTAACACAACAGACAGTCCTTGCATTGTTGGCCAGTACAATTCTGTTGTTCTTTAAAGTTATCTTCTGACACGTCATTGAAACTCTTATCGAAGTATGGTGGTAGTTTATCTACGATACTATCCACTATAGGATTACTATAGATCAGTATCATATTGCATGGCTTGTCATGCTTTGCAAAGTATTCCTTTACGAAATCTTTACGCTTCGTCCATAGAGACACAGTAGTCCTTGGATTAGCCCGTGCAATCTGCACGAAGTTGTGCAAGTGTTGCATGTTAATTAGTTCACCATGGCCGTGCAGTCGAATGACTGACACAAGTGGAAGGATACAATCCTCTGGCGATAAGATTGTCTCGCTTAACAAATCCGAATTGTATTGCAATGCTGGTTGCATGTTCTTCCTATATGTAGAAAGCATGTAATCAGAATAACAAACGGTACATATTACTTTCTTGGTCATCGTATTAGTCCTTTCAGTTACATTGTAATTGGTTTACAAACCATAAGTTCGTGATGATGGTCCGTGATAGTACCGATACGGTGCATCCCATGCCTGTGCCACAGGATTACTAACGTCCCGCTTGGACTTGCCAGAGGAACGCTTAAGAATAACGCGAGACACAACGTCACCGTCCGTGCGTCCCACGATGTTTGACCAGTTGAATTGTTGAAAATATTGCTGCGCTTCTAACTCATTACGCAGTACAAGTCCGGACGTAGCGTCCCGGCAGTCCGTCACGATACAACGGCCAGCAGCGTGCTGTATTGTCCCTACAAGGCGCTTGCGTCCATCGATGACCTTGATGACCGTAGCGTCCCGCTTGTCAGGTGTGAACTGCATTGAAAAACCCCTTTTTGGTTACATTGTAAGTGGACAAAACGGCTAACGAATTGTCCAAAAAAAAGGCATGCGAAAAGGCGCGGCAACAAGTGCCGCACCCTAACGCTTTGCCTTTAGGCTATTAGCAAGGCTTTGTCAGGATTGTGGAAATCTTCGCCGCTTCGGCGATTGCATCGCGAATCTTCTGCCGCTGCTCGGTCGAACATGCAGCCCAATTTTCGGCGATTACCTTTTGCGCCTCCTTTATTGTGGCGCGAAGACCGTCCATTTCATCGTCGGGTTGCGCGTCCTTGATCGACTTTCTTAGCTCGGTCATGCTCTCGTAGTCAGTAAGAGCAAGACCTAGCTCGATTGCCTGATTTATGAAGCTCGCGAAAGGCCGGAAAGCATTAACCCGCGCCTTGTGCGCTTCCGTCATCTCTTTTGGCTTTTTCCCGGACGTTGAGAGCTTCATCCCATCGCCGCACGCTGCGCTGAATGTGCAATCTAGATTGCGAGCCACCGCGACAAGCAATTGCGCGGCGGTATATGCACCGTCGACGGTGAAAGCCTCCCGAGCTTCGTTGAAAAGAACATCTCCGAGATTAGCCTTGGAAGCAGCCGCGCAGTCTAATAACTCGCCGGCAAGTTCGGCCTGAGTTGCGATTTTTTTGGCGCTTTCGGTTACATTGTAATTGGACATTCTGGTTAACTCCTAAAAGGTTCAGGCGGATTGCCTGTACTAGGGATATACGGTATTTCCAAGGGTATGTAAAGGGATAAATGCAAAAATAAATAAAAAAAGATTTGCCTTTTTGTCTAATAATTATTGCGAAATGGCATAAACATTGCTTTGCAAAAAGCGTGCCAGTTTCATCATGTGCAATTGCGACTCATTCGCAGAAAACGGCCATTTCACACCTCGGAAAGTGTAGAAATAAATGCATGCAAAGATACATGTAAAGATACATGCAAAGATACATGCAAAGATATATGCAATAATGGGGGTATATATGCATGCAATTCTGCATCTATTTCTAGTTGCGAATGATTCTCATTCTCAATTCGCCCCGCCCGCCCGGACTTGCGAATGATTCTCATTCTCAATTAGCTGGAAAGGTCAATAGTCCTGACCTATCTGGAAAGGTCAATAGTGCTGACCTATTCGGAAATGGGTCAATAGTCCTGACCTATACCCCACGGAAAAAAAACGCCCCGTGCGTACGTCATATGATAATGCCACTGTCATATATTTACCAAAAATACTAGGGTAGTTTAAACTACAAATAAAAAACCACCCCCCTTTGTTTTATTTTACAAGAGAGGGGTGGCTATAATAATAAAAAAATACTAGGGTGTGTTAAACAGGTCCGCTACCCGGCTATAATTCTATATAGATATAATAAGATCAATATCATAAAGTCTTAACCTAGTTGATATTGTAAGTCTTTATTTTAACCTATATACTTTTTCTATATTTTAATCTATAATATAATCTATATAGAGAGTAGTATACCAGATACAATAGTAAAGAACAACGGTATTGGAAAAATAAATTATAAGTGTTGCAAAAATATCACACCATCCTTAACTCTTTTTCTTGTCTTCCCACAGGGTAGGGTGGTACAATACACTTGGATACTTAATTCTATATAGATATAAGGAAAGATATTGGAGGGTGCTTATGTGTGACAATCCTAATTGTAAATATAAATACCAGTGTAATTGTAATGACTGTAGCTGTTCACCAAATACAGACGGAGAGAAAGGTCTGTGTAAGTGTTGTAAAGACATTATGGTTGCAGGTGTAACAGAAAAGAAACAATGACAGCTAGTGAAAAGAATAAACAGGACTTATCTGATCAGGAGATTACCTATAACATTCTTTTGAGTATAAGAAATACTTTGAATGTTATGGTGCAGCAACAGTCAAAGGATGACTTTCTTACTTTTGTTCGTAAGGTAGCACCTACGTTAATTACTGACTGGCATATGGGCAGACATATTGAAGTTCTGTCAGATAAGTTACAGCAGGTAGTGGAAGGAAAGATCAAACGGTTGATGGTCTTTCTTCCACCACGTAGCAGCAAGTCAGTAATCTGTTCCAAGTTATTTCCTGCGTGGTACATAGGTAAAAATCCTAACCATGAGATACTTACTGTCAGTCACTCTGATCAGTTGTCCAGTGACTTTGGTAGATCAGTACGTGATATCGTAAACACTGAAGATTTTACAAATATGTTTCCCGGTGTTAATCTGCGTGCAGACGTTCGTGCTGCAGGTAAGTGGAAGACAAACCTCAATGGTAGTTACTATGCTGCAGGTGTAAGATCACAGATTGCAGGGCGTGGTGCACACATTGCCATACTTGATGACGTTATGTCAGAAGAAGATTCATTCTCTGATGCAGGCAGGCGTTACATAAAGGAATGGTGGCCTTCAGGTCTTCGTACACGTATTATGCCTAATGGTGCAATTATTATTATTAATACTCGCTACCACTACGATGATCTGTGTGGTTGGTTATTAAAGCAGCAGGACGAGTTTGACATTGAAACAAAGATGCGATGGAACGTAGTAAGTATACCTGCATGGTTGGACGAAAAGTCCAGTAAGCTGTTGGGTCTTCCTGAAGGTACAAGTTACTTTCCTGAATGGAAGGACGATGAAACATTACGAATAGACGAGATGGAAATTAAGGCAACCAATGGATCGAAGTATTGGGAAAGCCTGTACATGCAAAACCCCACACCTGATGAAGGTAGTCTTATCAAGAAGAACTGGATCAACTGGTGGGAGTACGAAGAACCACCAAGCTGTGACTTTATCATGCAAACTTATGACACTGCCTTTAGTACAAAGACAACAGCAGACTACAGTGTTATACAGACGTGGGGAGTGTTTCATTTCCATGAGGATAGTGAGGACGGTATAGAGGGAGTAGCAAGTAATTTGTTGCTACTGGGTAGTGTACGTGGTAGATTTGAATATCCTGATCTAAGACGTATTGCACAACAGGAATATCAAAAGCATAAGCCTGATATTTGTGTGGTAGAAAAGAAAGCAAGTGGACAGTCGCTAATACAGGACATGAGAAGAAGTGGTCTTCCTGTCTTGGAGTATATGCCTGACAAGGACAAAGTGTCAAGAGTATTTACTGCTTCTCCCTTGTTGGAAGCAGGAAGAGTGTGGTTACCAAAGGGAAAGGAATGGGCAAGAGAATTGTACGAGGAAATGATACTGTTTCCCTATGGCAGACATGATGATCAGGTGGACGCAATGACCATGGCAATACATTATGTCAAGGACAGTTGGCGCTTGGAACATCCTGAAGACCCGGACTGGGAGGACGATGTTAATCCACGCAGGCAGAAACGTGTTGCATATTGGAGAGTTTAATGCTATAGTATTTTTTATCACATTTGCTTTACAGGGAAAATAAGACAATGGGCTTAAAAGCTACAGATTTTATGGGTTTAATTCCTGCAGTAGTAGGAAGAAAAGGAATTAAAGGTCTAAGTCCACTAGGTTTACTTCTTAGTGAGGGTGATGACGATAAGAATGAAGAAGTAGTTCCTGCTCCTAAGACTGCTGAAGATGAACAGATGACAGGAACAAAAGGTTTGGGTGTTAGCACCACAACAACAAAAACTACTGGTGGTTTAAAAAAGGGTGGTAAGGTAGCTAAAGCTAAAAAGCGTAAAGGATTTAATGGTAAGGGAGCAGGAGCGGCACTTCGCGGTTTTTAATATATGCAGGAATACGTTTTAGAAAAGAGGCAGGACTTTTACTTTCCTGTCAACGATGATCACTTTTCAGGAGAAGAGTATCAAAAGCCACACAGAATAAGAAGTTTACAGTTTGTAGATGACTTTGATGTTGCATTGGATGTAGGCAGTCATGTAGGTACATGGGCAGTAGACTTGTGTAACAAGTTCAATAAGGTTTATTGTTTTGAACCAATTGAAATACACAGGGAATGTCTTACACGTAATCTGTCAGGTTTTCCTAGTGATAGATTTGAAATACTACCTTATGCACTGGGAGCAGAGAATGACGTAGAGATTGCACTGGAGTACGCTGCGGAAGGTAATAGCGGTACTGCTTCAATCACTACGGATGTGAAACAGGGAGAGTACAAGGCAGTACTAAAGACACTTGACTCTTTTGACTTTGAAAAGATTGATTACATTAAAGTGGACGTTGAAGGTTTTGAATTACAGTTTCTCAAGGGAGCAAGTGAAACAATCAAACGTACAAAACCTGTAATCAATATTGAAATTAAAAATACGTGTGAACGATTTGGTACTACACAACAGGAAATAGCAGACTATCTTGTTGCTGATCTGGGTATGGACTGCGTAGGTAAAACAGTAGCAGATTATATTTTTGTTTACCATACATAAGGTATAGATTAAATGGCAGAACAAAATCAAATACCTAAAAACCTTCCTATAGGTGGTAGTGACGTACCATCTGTAAAGATTCAAGCACCAAAGGAAGGTTTGGAAGGTCTTAAAGAAATGTTATCAAGTGTTTTCTCTAAGGGAGATAAAGCTGCACGTGCTGCTCTTGGTCCTACTGCTGGTCCTGTAGAAGGACTTTTAAGTTTATTTGATTTACGAGATGTACCTGCTGCTTTGTCTTCTGCAGGAAAAGACTTACAGTTAGGAGTAACAGAAGGTGATCCTAAAGCTATGCTTGCAGGAGTTTTAGGAACTGCTCTTGTTGGTGCAGAAAATGTACCGGGAGGAAATGTACCATCTAAAGCAGTTAATAGAATCATAAGAAGAAAAAATATAAAAAATAAT